AGTAAATTTGATGTAAGTACTTTAATTGATACAACTCTTGTAGATACCCAAACAGTCGCACAAGCAAGTGACTTGAAGAGTAATGATTTTGTAGATTTTAAAACAGATGCGACTTTAGCAGCAACAGCAGGTATAAGTCTTTCAGGAGGTACTAATGGTAATGCAGTAACTGGAACTGAATATCAGAATTTCCTAGATAAAATAGAAAGCTACAGCTTTAATACTCTTGGTTGCTTATCTACTAGTGGAACGATTATAGATTTATATATTGCTTTCACTAAGCGTATGCGTGATGAGGTTGGAGTTAAGTTTCAAACATTGGTGCATAGAACCGCAGCAGACTATGAGGGGATTATATCAGTTGAAAATGCTGCTATAGGTGAAGGTATAAATCCTGCATCACTTATTTATTGGCTTACAGGAGCTGAGGCAGGTTGTGAAGTTAATAAAACCATTACTAATAAGAAATATGATGGTGAATTTACTGTTGATACTAATTATAAACAAACTCAGCTCTCTAATGGAATTAAGGCTGGAAAACTTTTATTCCATAAAGTAGGTGATGAAGTTAGAGTATTAACCGATATAAATACATTCATATCATTCACTGATGCAAAAAATAAAGATTTTGCTAAGAATCAGACTATGAGAGTTTTAGACCAAATTGCAAATGATACTGCAGTATTATTTAATACCAAGTATTTAGGTAAAGAACCTAATGATCCAGCAGGAAGAATTGCTTTTTGGAGTGATATTGTCTTTTATAATAGACAGCTCCAACAAATTAGGGCAATTACAAATTTTGACCCAAAAGACGTTGTTGTTGAAGAAGGTAATGATAAAGATTCAGTTGTAACTACACAACATGTAACACCAGTAAATGCAATGGAAAAATTATATATGACAGTAATTGTTGAATAGAAGGAGGAATAACGTATGCCTGAGATTATGAATGCTAAAGATTCGGTAAGTGCATCCCTAGCGGAATGCTTCGTTACAATAGATGGTGATAGGTATAATTTTATGCAAGCTATCAACCTAGAGGCATCTATGAAAAAGACTAAAACTAAAGTGCCTATACTTGGGAAAACGGGTAAAGGGAATAAGGCAACTGGATGGGAAGGAAGCGGAAAAGCTACTTTTCATTATAATACATCAATAGTAAGACAATTACTTTACAAGTATAAAGAAACAGGTGAAGATACTTATTTTGATATGCAAATTACTAACGAAGATCCTACAAGTGGCGTTGGTAGACAAACTATAATTCTAAAAGATTGTAATGTTGATGGTGGAATTCTTGCTAAATTTGACGCAGATGCAGAATATTTAGATGAGGATATGGATTTCACCTTTGAAGATTGGGAAATGCCAGAAACATTTAGTATATTAGACGGAATGCAATAAGAAAGGTTAAGGTGAATAGATAATGAGTAATTTAAGTTATTTTTTAGCAGGAAATGTTATTAAGGAAGATGTAGTAAAGTATATAGCAAGTAAAAGATTTATTGATGAAGATAAAAATCCTGTAGAATGGGAACTTGGCTGCATAACAAGTGCAGAAGATCAGGAAATAAGAAAAAGTTGTACTAGAAAAGTACAGGTACCAGGGAAGAAAAATATGTATATGCCAGAAACAGATTATGATGCTTATTTAGCCAAATTAGCTGTAAGGTGTGTTAAATATCCTGCGTTAAATAATGCAGAATTACAAAATAGTTATGGCGTTATGGGAGAAGTGGCGCTATTACAAGCAATGTTAAAATCAGGTGAATATCAAGATTTACTTAAGAAGGTTCAAGAAATTAATGGTTTTGATACTGGAATGGATGAGTTGGTAGAAGAAGCAAAAAACTAATAAATGAAGGTGATAGCGAGGCTAACTATGCATACTATTGCCTTCATAAGTTAAGAATTTTACCTAGCGAATTTGCAAACTTGCCGAGAGAAGAAAAAGCCTTTGTTATAGCAGCTATTGATATAAAAGCTAAAAATGATAAAGAAAAGCAGAAAGAAATTGAAAGAAAAACTAAGAGATAGTAAAATATGCCAACTTATTGTATAATATAACAAAATGTATTTAAGGAGTGAATAATTGTGAAAGTTCTAAGAAAAATATTTTTAGGGTTAATGGTATTCATGACATTAGTTATTGTTTATCCAATAGGAGCAAATGCAGAATGGAAACAAAGTAACACTGGATGGTGGTATACAGAAGGCAATAGCTGGGCAATAGGATGGAAGCAAATTGATGGACAATGGTACTATTTTGATGCTAATGGATACATGAAAACAGGATGGGCATACATAAATGGAGCTTATTATTTTTTCTATAGTAATGGTGTGATGGCTTCAAATGCAACTATTGGTGGATTTACATTAGGCGCTGATGGAAGATGGATGCCTACAAGTCAGGTTAGGTTAGAGGGTAAACTTGCTGAACAGGAAGCGATTAATAAATTTACTTCTCAACCAGTGGAAATTGTAGAAGATAACGATAAAACCAATAATGATTCTGATAAAAAAGATAAAGATAGATATGAAGATGAGGATATAGATGGAATTACTCATGTGGACAGAGATTATTTGAAAAAATAGGAAATATCGATTGATATATAAAAGCACTTACTATTAATTATTTAATGTGAGTGCTTTTCTTACGTTTAATAGAAAGGGGGTAAATAAATGGCAACTATTAGATCGACAGTGCAAATGGTAGATGGGATGTCTCCGGTGATTCGTAGTATGACAAATGCTTTAAATATATGTATTAGCTCATTTGAAGCCATGCAAGCGGTATCAAGTAATGCGATAGATACAAGTAGTTTTGAAGCTGCAAGAAGAGAAGTTAATAATGCTGAAATGGCAATGAATCAGATGGAAGCAAGTATTATGAATTCTAATAATGCTCAAAATCAATTCAACCATTCTATGCAAGAAGGGCACAACCATGCTAGCAGCCTATTAGATACTATAAAAGGTGTAGCAGTTGGTATGTTAGCAGCCCAAGTAGTAATGGGCAGTATACAAGCTATTGGAAACGGACTTAAAGCTTCAGATACGTATGTTCAAACACAAGCACGATTAAATTTAATGAATGATGGATTAAGAACTACGGAACAATTAAATGAAGCAATATTCCAATCTGCAGAAAGATCTAGAAGTTCTTATACTGAAACAGCTAAATCCGTTGCCAAACTTGGTATTCTTGCAAAAAATGCTTTTTTAAATAATGATGAAATGGTTGCATTTGCTGAACAGATGAACAAACAGTTTAAAATTGGTGGGGCATCCATAGAAGAACAGACAGCAGGAATGTATCAATTGACTCAAGCTATGGCATCAGGAAAATTACAAGGAGACGAATTCAGATCTATTATGGAAAATGCCCCATTGTTAGCACAAGCTATTTCTCAATATACAGGGAAAACCCAAGGAGAGTTAAAAGAAATGTCTGCAAAAGGGCAAATTACAGCTGATATTATAAAAAAATCTATGTTTGCAGCGGCTGATGAAACCAATGCAAGGTTTGAGTCTCTCCCAAAAACTATAGAAGATGTTGGTACAAAAATTAAAAATAATGCAATGAAAGTTTTTGCTCCTATATTAATTCGGATTAATGATATCGTAAATTATAATTTTGATTCAATCATTAATAATGTAGGAGTGGTCATGAGAGTTATAGCTAATGTTGGTACAGGTCTAATTAATGCAGGTGTTGCAGTAGGTACTTTCTTTCAGAATAATTGGGGAATTATAGAACCTATAATATTAACAATTGTGGCAGCATTAGTTTTATACAAAGGTGCTATGTTAGCGGGAGCGGTAGCAACGGGGATATCTTCACTTGCAAATTCAATATATGCAGTAGGGGCGTATAACGCATGTGCTTCATTGGCAGCAACTGAACTAGCTCTTACTGGAAAAATAGCAGCTGAAACTCTTAATGCAATGGCTACTGCATCTTCAACAGCAGCGCAATGGGGATTCAATGCGGCTCTTTTAGCGTGTCCAGTTACGTGGATTGTTATAGCGATATTAGTTATCATAGCAGCTTTGTATATATGGGTGGCTTATATGAATAAAGTGCATGGTACAACCACAAGTGCTACTGGAATTATAGCAGGTACATTCATGGCATTGGCAGCGGTAATATACAATATCATAGCTTATGTATGGAATGTATTTGCAGCATATGCAGAGTTCATAGCTAACGTATTTACTAATCCTACAGAAGCTGCAAAACGATTGTTTATAAATCTGGCTCTTATAATAATTGATTCAATGCTCTCAGCAACAAGAGGATGCGACCAATTTGCTACCAATATGGCTAATGCAATAATTTCAGGTATAAACATGGCTATAAACGCATGGAATGACTTTGTAGATTTATTAAATTCATTTGGAGGAATTGGTGATAAACTTGGTTTAGGTAAAGGGAGTACCTTGGGCTATACAGCATCAATAACTAGTGATTTAGATAGTGCAAAGGTAAATTTAGAAGGTTATTTAGCCAATAAGCCGGACAACTATATTACTGTCCCTAGAATGGAAGCAAAAGACATAGGTGCTGCATTCAATAGTGGATATAAATGGGGATATGACAAATCTAATATGTTTGCTATTCCAGAGACACCTGCTGCTGAAGAACCTAATTATGAAGAGTTATTAAATAATGCTGTAGCTAATACAAAAGACACTGCAGATAATACGGGGAAGATGAAAGATAACTTAGAAATCACAGATGAGGATCTAAAGTATTTAAGAGATATTGCAGAGCAGGAAGTTATTAATAGATTTACTACTGCAGAAATTAAAGTCGATATGACTAACAATAATACTATTAATAACAATATGGATATTGATGGTATAATTCATCATTTAGGTGATGGGATATATGAAAATTTACAAACTGTAGCAGAGGGGGCGACTTACGATGTATAGTTTTTATTTGGATAAGATATTATTGCCAATAACTCCATCTAAGATGCAAGTAAAGATTGATAACAAGAATAAAACAATGACATTAATTAATGATGGTGAAATTAATATCTTAAAAAGACCTGGACTAACTGAGATAACATTTGATGCTCTTTTACCAAATAACAAATATCCATTTGCTATTTATAAACGAAATAGGTTTAGGGATGCAGAATACTTTCTAAATAAAATTAAGAAGTTTAAAGTTCAGAATAAGCCCTTTAGATTTATAGTTGTGAGAGAAACGCAGGGCAGGGATGAACTATTTGACACAAATATGAAAGTGTCACTTGAAGACTATACAATAACAGATGATGTAAGTAATGGTACAGATATAACTGT